CGTCGCCGGGATGCTCGGCGTGGAGCCAGTAGGCCCTGCGCTTGCCGAGCGGATCGAACTCGATCCCCTGCACCAGCCGTCCGGTGCCAAGCGCACCGGATTTGGTGGCGTCGAGGAAGTCGGCCTCCAGCACCTGCAATTGCAGCGGGACAGCAAGGCCGTCTGCGGCGCGACGCAGGCGACGGCGCACCAGCACTTCGCCGGCCTCGACCATCTCACGGCAGATCAGCGTCTGAAGCCCGTAGAAGTCGAGCTGGCCATCGGCGTCGCACTCCGCCGTCCATCGTTCGAACAGATCGTCGACGCGGCGGTCCAGCGCCTCGTCCCCGCTAGCGGCACGCGGCATGATGCCCGCGCCAACGATGTTGTTCACCAGCACCGCCACGGCCTTGGCCGCGTGCGGGTTGTTGCGGACGAGATCGCGCATCCGGTCGCGCAGCAGCGCCCCGGCCATGCCGATCTCGGTATCGGCCGAGGATCCGGGCGCGCGCCAGCCATCTGTGCGGCGTCCTCGCGCGGCGCCCTCGTAGCCGCGCGCGAGCGTCTCGAAGGCCTGCCGCGCCAGCACCCGACGAGCAGCAGTTCGTGGGGCGACCGACGCGATGGCGCGGTCGAACCAGTTCACGGCCATCACCTGTCCCCGCGCGAGAAGCCTGCGAACCCGGCCACCGGCAGCGGCCGGCCGACACCCGCGATGGCGCGCTCGATGGTCCGGATGCGGGCGAGCAGATCCTCGGCCGAGCCGTAGTCGACGGACTTGCCGTCATAGCTGACCCGGGTGGTGCCGCTGGCATAGGCCCGGCGCAGTGCCGAGAGCTCGGTTTCCGTCCAGTCGGTCATTGCCTGTTTCCCTGTCGGGCCATCGGCCCTCCACGCCTCTTGTTCAAAACCATCCTCCGCGCCGCCCAAGCCAGTCGGAGCGGCGCTTTCCCTGCGGGGCGTGTCCAGGTCGATTGATCTGCCCGGCGGGATCGCCGTCGGTCGGCGCCGCCCGGAGCTGATCCTCGAGGTCACGCCATTTCTCGTCGGTCCAGCGGTCCGCGCCCGCGATCCAGGCGGCGGCGCGGGCGTAGACCCGGCAATCCAGCGCCTCGTTGCGTTCGCGCAGCTTCTGCCATTCGAGCTTCGCGAAGCCGCGCTTGGTGCGGACGGTCACCAGCTGTTCGGCCACGAGCTGCTTCAGCCATTCGTTCTCGACCCAATGCGGCAGGTGGATCGTGCCGGGCGGGAACGCCGCGCCCTCGTCACGTTCCTCGGCCGTCGGGCGCTCCAGCCGCAGGAAGCGGTAGGTTTCGGCCTTGAAGGTCGAGACCGCCACCGTCCAGAGCCGGGCGCCGCGGCGCAGGCGTTTCCCGCCCTCGGTCGCATCGACGAAGGTGGGGCCGGAGACCGGACTAGAGCGATTGAAGCCTTCGAGACCCTTGACCGGCGCGACCTGCGCGAAGCCGACTTTGCGCGACCAGGCGTAGACGGCCGGGGCTTCGTAGCCCGTGTCGATGGCGAGCCGCGCGATCCGAAGGTGCGCGCCGTTTTCATGTGGCCACGACCGGTCCAGGAGTTCCGTCAACTGGTCCCAAGCGTCATGGCGATCCGGGCCACCCTCGATCACGACGTGATCGACGAGCCAGCTCTCAAGCCCTCGGCCCCAGGCCCAGACATCGACCTCGATCCGGTCCTTCTGGACATCCGCGCCCGCAGTCAGGAACAGCCCGCCCGCTGGCACCGTGCCTGGCCGCCACGCCTCTCGTCGATCGTAGAGCCGCTGCCAGTCCGGCGCCTCGCCGGTTTCGACCCATGTCTCGCCGAGAATGGTGTTGCGGAACGCCTTGATCGCCTCGTCGGAGCCTTGCGCCGCCTCCCAGCTGCGCACAATCCGTGACCAGCTGAGCCAGCCGACAGGCGAATAGAGCGCCGAGAGGTGGTAGCCGACCGTCGTGGGATCAGCGGCGACAGCGGTCGCCCGCCATTCGCCGCGCCCCAGCATCGCCGTCTTGTGGTGCTCCGCGATGGGTTGATCGCAGCTCTCGCAGAGATACTCCGCCGTCTCCGGCTTGCCCTTCTGCCAGCGCAGCCGATCGAACTTCATCCACTGCATCGCCCCGCAATGCGGGCACGGGACGAAGTAGCGCCGCTGGTCGGACGCCTCGAATTCCCGCTCGATCCGGGAGAGCCCACGGACCGTCGGGGTCGAGACCAGGAATACCTTGCGCCGGTGGGCGAAGGTCAGCGACCGCGCCTCGGCCAGGGTCACCGGGTCGCCTTCCTCGTCGGCCGAAGCCGGATAGGCATCGACCTCATCAAGGAAGATGTAGCGCGCCGGGGTCGAGCGCAGCCCGACCGCCGAGTTCGCGCCGGTCATGATCAGTATGCCGCCCGCGAATTCCTTGGACAGCATCGTGTTGCCCGCGTCGCGCGACCGCGCGGGCTTCACCCGCTCGCGCAGCTCAGGGCTTTCGTCGATCAGCGGGTCGATCCGCTGGCGCGAGTTGCGCTTGGCCAGTTCCACGGTCGGCTGGACCGCGAGCATGGGGCCCGGGGCCTGATGGATGGCGAACCCGATCCAGTTGTTGCCCGCCTCGGTCGCGCCGACCTGCGCCGCTTTCATGAATACGATCCGCTGCGTGGGGTCGCCGGGCGACAGCCGGTCCATGATCTCGCGCATGTAGGGCGTGCGCGCAGTGCGATACCGCCCGGGTTCGGCCGAAGCGCGGCCCGAGAGCATCCGGTGCCGGTCCGCCCATTCCGAGACGTTCAGATCCGGGTCGGGCCGCAGCCCGTTGCCCCAGGCGCGCAGGATCTCCGCCGCGCCGTCGAAGTCCGTCAGGCCATCGCCGTTCTCACCGGAAGTCGGGCCGGACCTCGGCGAGTTCGTCGAGGTGGGCGCGTACATGTTTCTCCAAGGCCTTCTGCATGGTGGCCGCCTCCACGCCGAGTTCGGCCGCCATCAGCGCCGCCGCGCGCGCCGGCCAGTTCACCCAAGCATCGCGCTCCTCGCGCGCCAGCCGGAACACGACCGCAACCGCCCGGGCGCGGTCGACGAGTTCTCCCTTGAGCTTCTGAAGCCGGATGCGCCGCTCCTGGGCCTTCAGCACCTCATTCGCGGTCTTGGCCTGCAGGAAGGTCGTGCCGCTGCCGACGGGTGGCGCGGCAAGCCCTTGTTCCCGCAGAGTGTCGCCAACGGCGGACACGGCCGCGTCGGGGACAGGTTTCAGCTTCGGCGCGGGCGGTTTCCGGGTCTTGGACGGGTCCGTCATCGCCGCCCGGCGTGTATCGCTCGCCTCTGCGTCGATGCTGCCATCCTCATGGAGGACCAGCCGTCCCGCCGCCTTCGCCTTCTGGATCGCGCCCCGCGAGAGACCGACGCGCGCGGCGTACTGGCGCTCGCTCATCCCCTGCATGGCGTTCCCAGATTATTGTTCAAATTCAGGTGCTTATCGAGTTGATAAGCGGTTCGGACAGAGCGAACGTGGCTTTCAAGACCACGCTGCAACTCGCCACGAGGAGCCACAGAGATGACCCGACGCGCCACCGACAGCTCGAAGGCACTCGACGCCTTCATCGCCGCCATGCTGGAGATCGACAGCATGCTGGAACGCCTCAAGGCGCTCAGCGACGACCACTTCGAAACCAGTCCCGACGAGATCAACTGGGGCCATGTCGGCACCCTGAGCCACTACCGCGACAAGCTGCGCGAGATCACCGACCTGGCGTTCCGCGAGGGCGAGCACGCCGGGTGAAATCCTGCACCTGCCCGAACTCTGGCCGCGCCGTGCCGCGCGGCTTGAGGTCGTAGAGGGGCCGCGACCGTCGCGGTCCCGACCATGGAGACGACCCCGATGACCCAGCTTTCCGATACTCAAGCCGTGATCCTCAGCGCCGCCGCGCAGCGCGACGACCGCAACGTCCTGCCGCTCCCCGGTTCCCTGCGCGGAGGCGCCGCCACCAAGGTGGTGGAGACGATGATCGCCAAAGGCTTCATCGAAGAAGTCGATGCCGACGTCCGCAAGGGCGAGCTTGTCTGGCGCGAGACCGGGGACGGTCACGGCACCACGCTGGTGGCGACCGACGCAGGCCTCGCCGCCATCGGCATCGAGCCCAAGGATGCGAACACCGCGCCTGAGGGTGCGCCGGACACACCCAGTCAGCAAAGGGCTGCGCCCACGACGCGAACACCGCGCGAAGGCACCAAGCAGGCCGCGCTGATCGCGATGCTCCGTGCGCCGGGAGGTGCGACCATTGCAGAGATTGTCGCGGCCACCGGCTGGCAGCCGCATACAGTGCGCGGCGCGATGGCGGGCGCTCTCAAGAAAAAGCTCGGTCTCGAAGTGGCCTCCGAGAAGATTGATGACCGCGGGCGGGTGTACAGCCTCCCGCCGGCTTGAAGGCGATACATTCTCCAAGCTTGATACCGCCGCCCGATCCGGGCGGCGGTTTTCATCTGGCATCGCGCAACCGGATTTCCTCGAACAGCCGACGCAGCGCGTAGGAACGTCCAATGCTGACCACCGTGAAAATGCCACCCATCATGAGATTCTGCGCCAGTGTGGTGTGCAGCCCGAAAATCGGGAAGATCAGGATCTGGGTCACCACCGCCACGCCGTAGCCAACGGCGACATTGGCAAGGGACTCGACGAGAGACATGGCGCGGCTCTGTTTCATGCTGCATCCGTTTCGGCTGAAGCAGGACTGAGCCGCTCGTCCTTCACCTCGACGAAGGTCCGGCCGTCGCCGTCGAGGATCGCATTGCGCCCAGTTTCCGCCTGCCAGCGCTCCACGGCGACATCGACATAGGCTGGGCTGATCTCCATCGCGAAGACGCGGCGCCCGTTGGCCTCGCCCGCCATGATCTGCGAGCCGGAGCCAGAGAATGGCTCGTAGCAGAGCCCGCCGCGAGCCACATGCTGGCGCATCGGTATCCCGAAGGCGTCGAGCGGTTTCGGCGTCGGGTGGTCGGGGCGCTCATCCTTGGCGAAGGACGGCATTTCCCACGTCGAGGGCAGCGTCTCCTCGGCCACCTTCGGCGGACGGTTCGGGCGGCGCCAGCCCATGAAGCAGGGCTCGTGCTTCCAAAGGTAATGGGACCGGGTCAGGACGCCGCGGTCCTTCACCCAGATGATCTGCTGATGGACGAAGGCGCCGGCCTTCTCCCAGCAGGTCTCGAGCATCGCCTGGCGGCGGGAGGCATGCCAGCAATACCAAGCGGCATCATCGGTGATGGCCTCCGCCACGGCGGCGGCTATGAAGCCGTCGTAGAGCTCGGCCCCCTGCGAACTGTCGTCCCAGGTCACCCCATAGGACTGCGACCAGTCCTTGTTGCGGGTCGGGTGGTTCGAGCCGTCGTAGTCCACGAGATACGGCGGGTCGGTCGCAAAGAGCACGGCGCGCTCGCCGTTCATTAGGCGGCGGACATCCTGATGGTTCGTGCTGTCGCCGCAGAGCAGCCGGTGATCGCCGAGGATCCATAGATCGCCCTTGCGCGAGGCCGGATTGCGCGGCGGCTCGGGGATGGTCACGGGCGGAACCGAGCCGCCAGCCCCGCCGTCTTCATCGTCTGCGTCCGGGTCGAGCGCGAGGAGGTTGTCGAGTTCGTCGTCGGAGAATCCGACCAGCGACAGATCGAAGTCCTCGGCCAGCAGTCCCTGCAGCTCGGCGGACAGCAACGCCTCGTCCCAGCTTCCGAGTTCCGTCAGCTTGTTGTCCGCGATGCGGTAGGCCCGGCGCTGCGCCTCGGTCAGATGACCGAGCACGATCACCGGCGCCTCGGTGAGCCCCAGCTGCGTCGCGGCAAGCACGCGTCCATGGCCTGCGATCAGCTCCCCGTCTTCGGCCACGAGGCAGGGCACGGTCCAGCCGAACTCGGCCATGCTGGCGGCGATCTTGGTGACCTGGTCCGCGCCGTGCACCTTCGCGTTCCTGGCGTAGGGCTGGAGGCGCGAAAGCGGCCAGGTCTCGATCCGCTCAGGGGCGAAGCTCAGCGTCATGGGTCGGATGGGTCCGTGGATCGAAGTGGACACCCGTGGTCCTGGACTCCGGAGACCGCGCTGGACTCCGTGCGGGGTCCGGCGGGCACGACGGGCGTCCGGCCATCAGGCGCGTGTTCGTTGGTGGTTTCGCGGGATTGGCGTGGATCCGGATGCCGGGTGGCTTCCCAAAAATCCGGCCCTGCCGCTGGCGATGCGCCGCGCTTCGCCCGCCAGCATACGATTTCCGCCAGGAAGGACCCGCGAACACGTATGCTCGGGCGATGTTGGCGTGAGCGGGCATCGATCCGTAACGAAAGGATCAACGCGGATCCTTTACTTGGATCGGTTCCAGCGAAAGGATCCGTGCGCTCGTGATCGCGACGCGCGCCTCTCCCGAGGATAGCCAGAATCTACCCAAGAACTGGGGTTTTCGTCTCTTCGAAAAGTGTCCGGCGGACACTTTCCGCTTCGCTTCGCGAGCTTGCGATCATTCGCCGAGGAGCGCTCGCAGATCTTTCATCAGCAGGAAGAGATGATAGGGGTCGGTCGGACTCGGCTCGAAGTCGAACTGCTCGTACCAGGCGCGCGCTTCATCGTCCTTGGCATGAACGAGAAGCGCTCGGATACCTGCAATTTCGGCAGCTTGAGCCGTGCGCAGCAGTGCATCCTTGAGCAATGCTTTGCCCAGCCCCTTTCCCTGCTCGGCCCGGTCGATGGCAAGCCGCGCGAGGAGCATTACCGGGATCGGATGACGGGCAAGCCCTTTGCCGACACGACCGGGAGCGTCGGCATGTTCAACGGCGCCGACCGCGAGGCTGTAATAGCCCGCGACACGCTGCTCCCTGCGGCACACGACATAGGTCTGAGCGCTGCCCGCTTTCTGGTTGACCAGAGCGTGGCGTTGCAGGAATCGATCCAGAGTTTCCTTGCCGCAATCAAACACGTCGACCTCGTGGGAGGCATCGAGCTTTTGGACGGCAGAGAACGATTGGTTCTCCGCCGTCACTCAAGCACGCTCTTCTCGGCGAGCAGTCTGGCGAGGCGTGGCTTGCTCTGGACGGGGCGGTCGAGAGCATCCTGGAAGGCTTGCCACTGGGCGTCATCCAGCCGGAACATGCGCCGATCGACGAGCGCTTCCTCGGCGGCATGAATGCCCGCCTCGAGCAGGAACTCCGTCACGTTCTTGTGCGAAAACGTGGCTGCACGTTGCAGCAGCGCCTTCATGGTCGGCGTGGTGCGCACCTCGATACGTTCGGACTTGGCTTCGGCTACGGGCATGGCTGATCTCCTGTCCCAATTTCTGTATCATACGGACAACGTACGGACAAGAAGTTAATTGGGGTGACTGGTCGGGTCCTCGCAAGCCCCTTTGACCATTTCAATCACGTAGCGGCGCGACCGGAGACGGGGGACTTTGCGCTGGTTAAGCCGCCATGCGATCACGCAGAGCGCATAGAGCCAGTGCTCGTGCGCCGCCGAGCGCTGCAATCCGACGGTCCAGCAGATGGTTTTCCAGCGCTCGCCGTAGGCGCGCAGCCAGACGATCTTGCCGTCGATCGGATCGAGCCCCACCGTCCAGCTGAGCGTCTCCTCCATCCGGCTGATCGCGGCGGGTGACGGGATGACGCGCATCGGCTTTGGCTCCTGTCCGACCTTGTCGGCGAAGCTATGGATGACCTCCGGCCAGACGCTGAAATATCCCTGCCGCCGGGGTTCGGGCAGGCGCTTGAGCACGAAGGCCGCTTCCGCGAGACGTTCCTCGACGAGGCTCGGCGTCCACCTCACAGCACACCTCCCCGGGTCTCCATCGCCCAAAGCAGGATCGCGATCGCGTCGGCCTCGTTGTCGTCGGCGGGTTGGAACCCGCGCTGGCGCATCGCGGCGAGCACGGCATCCTTGCCAGCGTTGCCCTTGCCCGTGGCGAAGCGTTTGATGGTGCCGACAGGAACGCCCTGATAGGCGACGCCCTCACGCTCGCACCAAGCGGTCAACGTCGCCAGGAAACCGCCGTAGAGGTGGGCGGCGTCAGTGCCGATATGGCGCCGGACCTCCTCGAAATAGATCGCGGCCAACCCACCGCTGTCGTCGGCCAGTTGTTCGAGCCAGTGCTGGAAGCGCAGGAAGCGCATGCCGCCGCCGTCGTAGCGGCATGAGCGGAAGCTGGCGGTTCCGCTGTGCACGATCCCGCCCGCCAGGCTCGCCCAGCCCGTGGTGGTGCCGAGATCCAGGGCGAGAATGGCGCCGCCCGCAGATGTCGAGATGACCGGGGCCGGATGGGGCGCGCTCTTTGGGAGGGGTGACGGGCACTGGCTCATGGTGGTGGGTCCTTCTCGTCTGATGTCGGTGAGGGGATGGACGGCACGGCGACCGCGCGCGCGAAGCCCCTGGGGGTGGGAGTGGGAGAACCCGCTCGGCGCGGTTCTCCCCCACCCCCGAAGGGGGTGGCTTTCACCCCCACAACTTCGAGAGCGCATCAACGCTCTGAATCTTTTGGAGAAATCGAAGTTGGGACGGCCCATGGCGTGGGTCGCGTTCCCAACTTGAATCTGCGAAAGGCCGCGCAGCGGAGCGCGCGGGAGCCAAGGTAGTTGGGACGAGCTTTCCCAACTTGAATGTGCGCGGGATGGCTGGGCGGAGCGCGGCGGCGCGAAGAGCAACGAAAGTAGT